CGGCGGCAGCGCCGTTGAATTGGAAGGTCGTGCCGACGGGAATGCCGGCGCCGCTGATATTGTAGCGCCGCCCAATTACGAGCCCGGTTGTGGACGCGAGACCGGCGAGCGCCGTAGTTGCATTGGTCGTGTCGCCCGTCGTCGCCAGGCTGATCGCGGCGGCGGACGGAGCACCAAACAGGACAAGCTGCATGTTCGCCGGGGTCATTTCCTCAATGATCATCCGCAGCGCAACCTCCGTCCCGCGCACAATCGAGCGGTCTTTTTTGCGGTTGCCCTCGCGGCTGCTAAAATGGTCCAGCGTATCGAGCGTCGGCGTCATCTCGAATTCCGGCACATTGCCGATATCGCGCCAAATCGTTTCCCCGGACAGCATCACCGAGACGATGCCCTTGCCGATGAAATAGTTATCGACATTCGGGCTACTGTTAGAAACAGCCATCTCATTGCCTCCTACGTCAACTCACTAACAATCAACAGGTACTTAAACCGAAAAGACAATCGCATTTCGCCTTCCATGGTCCTTCCACTAGCAAATTCAGATCCCAAACCGGCATATCGTATTTCGCCGTTTGTACCTACGCTAGAACGAAGTGACGCATCATTCTTTATCGTCGAAATAACAACACGTCGGTTTGTGTTCAAATCTGTGCCAACGGCTGATGCCGACTTTCCAAGAAGTAGAACAATCTCAGCAGACATCCAAACAATTTCAGGCTTATTTGACGGCCGTCCATATCCCTCATCACTGTCATTCGTTTCTTCATCACCATCAAGAACAACATATGCAGGCCGATTCAACCCTGGAATGTTATCCTCGTTACGCGCCACAGTCGAAAACCCACCAACTACTGACCCGATGACAACCAGACGAGCGAGAATTTCTTCGCGACGATCCCTCACTCGACTGTGCCTTCTAGAAAGAGCCAGACTTCGCCATCAGCCGCACCACTTGGACTCTGTTTCGGCTGATAACTAACAACACGCCAAGTTACACCATCAAGCAGGAGCGTACTGTTACGAAGACTCGTCAGTGCAATTCCTTTTGTAGCGAGCCAACTCGCTTGAATGGTCGCAGCCGGAGTCGCAGTATCAACATCAACAGGACCACCAATACCAACCCCCTCCGTCATGTCTATAACACGTGCATCGTTATAGACTGCTACACCGACCGTCAAGACTGCGGCAACGCCGAGAATCTTATAGGTCGGTGCATACAGTAGGTTGCTGAACGACAACAAGCGCGTTTATCCGGAACGCTCGCCATCTATGACACGGCCTTCAGTCGTCGTCACCGTTGGCGTCATGGGTGCGGACGGTGCGGACGGTGCAGACGGAGCAAGCGCTGAGGTGCGCGGTTCGGCCCTACGCTCGGCGGTAGAGACGCGCTCTTGTCGAGCTGCTGTCCCTACCGCATCGGTGGTGGCCTGTATGGCCGCCTCGCCTGCGGCACGCACGCTTGAGGCGCGCGCTTCATCGCGTTCAGCATTAACGCGCGCAACCGGAGCGTCGCCCTGAATGTTCTGCCCAGGCTGTACGCGATCGTGCTCACTGGCCACACGATCCGCAGCAATATAATCGTTCGTGCCGACCATTCCTTGCGGAAGAGCCGACGACGGTGCCGACATCATGCGCGGCTGCGGCACCACATCCAGTACCATCGTCGACATATCTTTCGTTGCGAGCAGGTCCAACGCCCCGTTCTCGTGATCACGAGCAAGTTGGTGAAAGGCGGTGATGTCACCGAACGACTGCGCCCAAGCGGCCTTGGCCAGCACGGAGACGTCGCCATTCGAAGACTCGTATGGCCAAGGCGGAACATCGCCTGGCATGATGATGTTCTGCGGATTGTCGTCTTTTTTGTCGGCCATACTGACCACCTCAAGTTCGAGAAAACTGCGCGTTGTTTTGCTCTTGAAGACTTAGGTTCGGCGACCGCTGAATAACACCTCCGGTCGGCTGCACAGATACATCGGATATGCGTAGGTTTCCATCCGGACCCACTGATTGCGGTCCTTGTCGCGGATGACCATCACGTAGAGCGGCAGACCAGGCGTGTTGATAAAGTCGAAAGTCTCAGCCGGCGCGAGAATTTCTTGAAACAGGCCCGGAACGCCGATCGGGATGAACTTCACCTTGTCGGTGTTGATGGCGATCGTCGACTCATCGTCAGTGCCGCGGAAATTGATCCACTCAATGCCGCCAAACACAAAAGTCCCGAACGGGCGAGCACCGCGCAAGTCCGCAGCAGCCTGCCAGTTAAGATATGTCACTCGGATCTCGGCGTGCTGAATCAACGCGTCATAGAATGCATCGCCGCACAACGCAACAACTCGAATAGCTGGATTATTGCCGGCCTTCGCAGCGCGCAGGATGTCTCGATGTAGTTCCGTGACTTTCGTCAACAAAGCGCCCATGACAGGCGTCGCATTGTCGAGGTCAAAGTCGATCTCAACGGGCAGCGATACACCGAATAGGGTCGGCCAGTTATACAGAGTCGACCCATCCGCATCCAGCACGATACCACTGATAGCGCCGAGCCTCATATGCTCTTTCGTCGCTTCCTGTTTCGAACGGAGCTTGTTCGGGCCGTCGAGACGGTATGCCATCTCGGTTTGCAGGTCCGCAAGAACCATCTCCATCGACCCGTTGGCAATCGCCGCACGAGAGATGATGCCCTGAAGCTCATGAGCGTAGATGGTATCACCAATTGCGATTCGCGGCGTACGGAACGAGCGAATGTTCTGCACCTTGGTGATTTGCTCATACGGCGGCGCGCCGCGCGGGGTCGTCGGAACCAAGGTGATCTCACCCTCGTCTGTCATCACAACCGCAGCGTCCAACGAACGAATCGGAGTACGTTCGAAAATACCGAGTGTACCGAGATAGTCTGGCACATAGGGTCGTTTCTGGATGGCAGTAGTCATCGACACCATGGAAAAGGCGTCGCTGTCGAAGATATTCATGAACTCGGCCATAGTCTTTCCTTTCCCGAGGTCGTCGACTGAGACGCCTTATCTCCTCAAAAACCCAACGCCAACCCGCTTTAGACGGCGGCGCGCGGCCGAATGCCGAAATTGGTTTCCATATACTTCAGCGCAGCCGTCTTCTGGCCGGCTGACGCACCAGTAAACCAAGTCACTTCCTCGGCATTGACTTCACAATCTCTGTCGATCACAGCGCCGACGACGTCAGCCGCCGTCGCATTATAACGATCCCAGCTGATTGCAACCGGCACTTGCGACCCGTCGGTGTTCGCCGGATTGTATTCTTTGAACTTTTCGGTGCCGCCGCTAACGAGAATATCGAAACGATCGCCGATTGTGAAGTCGGTTGCACCATCAGCCAAAGTAAAGGCCAGTCCACCAGCCGAGAACGCTGCTGCAACAGTACCCTGACCGATCAAAACGCCGCGCGGATCTTGAACATCAAATTCGCCGGCATCGACGGCAACAGCAGTGATAACGAGCTGATAGGTGCCGTTGCGCGCGGCAGCAGTGACGGTGATGGCACCCATAACGCCATTGCCGACGTTGCCAGCTGCTGCCGTCGCGGCAGCAGTCGCACCGACCAACGTCTTGCCGAGCACATGACCAGCTTGCAGATCTTGACCGCTGAGTAACACACCCTTATTACGAGAACGGAAATTATTGGCCTCACTGACCAAGAACCCGCCCGCACGTTTTACCGTCGAAGTCAATGCCATGACAAGTTCCCTTCTGCGTGTTTATCGACCAATAGCCGCGTGTTTATCGACCAATAGCCTGGTTAGCGCGCGCAAACGCCTTATCCCAGGAATCCAAAATCGCCGGCGTCGGAGCACCAACATTGAGGCCAAACATTCCGCCGCCACCCGCGCTAGGTTGAACATTGCTGACCTCAGCCGTCTTATCCTTCTCGGCACGCATATCGGTCAGTCTGTCACGAACACCCTGCATCGATAGGGTGCCGGACGAAAAGGCGTGCTGTAGCTCATTCGCCTTTTCCGGGAATCCGGACATATTGCAAAGCGAACCAATCTCGAGAATCGACGCAACCGCATCGGCGCCCGGAAGATTAACGACAGCGGCTGGCATCAAAGGCGCTGCGACGGTGACGACGGTGGTCGCGGCTTCTTTGACGACTGCGGCCTCCGCAACGGCGGCTTCTTCAACGGCTGTCTTCATAGCAGTATCATCCTTTTCCAGATCATCTTCATCCGGCTCTATCGGTGCGGAAGACTCGGGGGGTAGGACTGCAACCACTGATCCGGATGCAAGTCCGTCAACGAATTGTTGATACGCAACCTCGAATGAGGCAAGTTCGTCTACAAGTCCAAGTCGAAGCGCATCTTCAGCATCGTACCAAGCGCCCTCAGTACCCATCACCGCTTGAGTCGTCAAATTTGGCCGATTCTGAACAACCATATTGACGAAAGCCGCACGGTTGCGGTCCATAGAGACTTGTAACCTCGAAGCCGCCTCGGGCGCAAGCTGTTCATATTGATTGAAATCGGCTTTTCTTTCGCCCGCTCTAAACACGGTATAGGTCAAGCCGAGTGCCTCATTCATCTTACTACGTTCCAGATGAACAGCAACAACCCCAACTGATCCTGCCATTCCAGATGGAGCAAGGAAGATTCTATTCGCACAAGTTGCCAACGCATACGCTGCACTGAGCGCATCGACATCACAGATCGCCCATACGGGCTTAGAAGCACGGTGCGCGCGCAAATCGCTACAAAGCTCGAACAAACCGGCTGCTTCACCACCGTAACTATCAATCCGGAGCAGAATCCCCTTCACGCGCGCATCTGCGGCAGCCTTCTTCGCCGATTCGCGGATCGCACCATAAGAGGTAAGACCGGAATACGCATCTATCCACGAACCACGCCGGATCAATGACCCGATGATAGGAATCGTCCAGATGCCTTGCGCATCAAGTGCCGAATCTTCAGTTATACGCTCATCGTCCGCAAACATCATTTTTTGATCGCCATTCATGCGATCAAAAAATGCAGGAACGATTACATCCAGCTTGCGCGCATCCATTGCGAGTGGTGTATCGAGCAAACGCCCGATCATGTGCGGTAGATCACGATGAGGACGCGACATCACGCTGCCTCCCCATTATCACGACGCTGTTGCTGTCGCTCATCATCATCCAGCTCGTCGTCTTGCCCAGGTTGCGCGGCACCTTCTGGCAGAATCGGAGTCAGTCCGGCTTCACTCCTGAGCGTAGTTATGCGTTTTTCATCAGCAATGATCTCTTCGTCGACATCGTCCGGATCTTCGCCACGTTCTTCGATATACGAACTGCGCGACTTCAGATTCATTTTGATTGCTTCGATATCGGCCTTGATGTCTTTCAGAGGATCGACCCAATCCCAAGGTGGCGGCATCCACTTGACCTCAGAGAACTTATCCGGATCATGCAAGAAGCCAGGCAGATCGAGAGCACCAGACATCACAGCGACCGGCAGCCACCACTGATAGATAGGACGACACATCTGGAAGATAAGAGTTTCCCACTGGAATTGTTCGATGCGGCGCCGCACCGCTACCATCGCAGCGCGCAACGAGGAATAATTGGCCTTGCTTGTGTCGCCGGTGAGGTCGAAATATGGCAGACCCATCGACGCTGCCAGCGCCAAGAGGGCTCGATATTGGAACGCCTCGTAATTCGGTCCGACATCGGCTGGCTGATTGAACTTGATGTCGTAGCCCTCGGGCAGAACCGGCACCGTTCCTGGCTCCATGTTGACATTCGTCGTACCGACAGAATCAGGCTCAGCATACCCGCCTGCACCATCCGACTGAATAAAGCCGGACCCGGTGAGATCTTGGCCGGCTGCGTGCGTGACGACGCCCATATGCATTGCCGCGCCCTTCTTGCGGATGATTTCTGCGTCGTCGTATTGGTCGAGATCGTAGAGCTTAACCATGCCAGGCGTCATAAACGGCCGGCCGCGAATCTGGCCGGGTCGCAACGGCTTGAATAAATGCAAGACCTGCTCGGCGGGCACACGCACGCGCTCACCCACCGCTACTCCAGACTGTGTTCCATCACCGGGATGTGTCCTCCAGAAGTGATAAGCGACCCGCTTGCCAATGTGGTTGAATTCGATCCCCATCCGGATCGCGTTACCACCGGGTGCCGCGAGAGTGTATGATTCATCGAGCTGGTCAGCTTCGAGCAGCTGGATCTGTATTGGGACAGACAGACCATCGCTTGCCCGACGATCGCGTCGACGTAGGAAACACTCGCCAGCGTCAAACATCGCTCGCGCGGCCATCGATTGCAGACCATAGACATCCGTCAGGCCGTCCGCATCGGCCTCGTCAGTCCATTTCAGCCAAGCCTTGCGGACCGCGCGCTTCTGCTCGAGTGTTAGATTCTGTGGTGACGGCTTGATACCATGCCCGGTCGCGTAGGCGACAAATGTCTCACTCGCGTTCGCTCCATACGGAGTGTTCGAAATGAGCGAGCGAATACGGGCGCGCAAGAGCGGCGCTTCGGCCGCAAGCTGACTATTGATGTGCTGGCGAGACGGTCGCCATGGACCTACGCGCGGCGACTGTGACGCGCCGCCGTACGAGATGGAGCTAGGCTCGATGTGACCGGTAGTGGTCAACAAGGCGTCGGTCTTCTGACGAGGAACAACCGGAGCGGCTGACGGTGCCGAAAACGGGAGCAGTCGACGGCGCCAGGTTTCGCGGATGGCAAACGAGAGCGCCATCTTACCAGCCGAGCCCATTGTTGCCGATGAAACGAAGACGTTGTGTCTTGTTCTTGATAATCAAACCACCGGCAACGAGATCAACCTCCATCACCGCGAGCGCCTTCATCATGTCATCGAGCGAATGATAGGTGACGGTCGTTCCGCCGTGTGTCACGGAACGCACGCCTGCGCCGATTGCGGCTTTCAACACATTGTAGTCGTCGACGGTAAAGGCCATCAGAATCTTCTCATCTGCATGAAATTACTTCTTGTGACAGGTTGTCGCCTCGTCACAAGATGCGGTGCCACCGCGACCTTCTCCGTTGGCCTTACCACAACAGGCGGCTCATCTTCAACAACAATCGGTGATGGTTCAACTATTTCCATCGCCTCGACCCGCTTGACCAGTTTCTTGAAGTCAAGTCCCCTTTCATGAATGAGACCATGAAGCGCCGCATACGCATAGACGCGGTTGTCGAGCGCTTCATTCGAACGATGATTTGGAAGATGCCAGTATCGAACCATCACTCCCGCTTTGCGTTCAATAATAAGACGTTCTACGGTAAGCTGATCAAAATAGCTGGCAGGACGACCCGTTGGAAAATGACAATAGCCTGGCCCGGGCTCCGTTATCAGAAGTCTCTGCCTGATCGCTTCTTTCGCAGCGTTGACACCGATAAGAACGGGTCGATAACTGCCTCGATAGGCATGATTTCGTCTAGAGTTGTGAACCGGCCAGACTGGCGTCCACTGTCCTCCACGATCGCTCGCCCCCTTAATTGCCCACACATTTCTCCCGGCACGAGCAACAGCGAAACCATAAGCCTCCTGAGTGTTATGCCCGCCGCTATCCACACAGACACCCAAGATTCGCATTTTATGCCCATCTTGACGTCCAAAGGGCGTAAGCAAGAACTTATCTAGCTCATTCCAAACCTCTGGTCGAGCTGGATCACCGTGAAATACACGATAAGCCAGCGACCAAGACTCTTCAAACTGATCCCATCCAACAGCCTCTACCTCGATCCGGCCCTGACTCGGGGTCTGTTTTGACCCCGGATGAACGTCAACTCCAGCCGTAATCACGAGCACGCGGTTCGGAACTTCGTCATAAATCTCCTGTCGAGTGGCAATAGTGCTCGCACTAACCTCACGCGTAGCTTCGATTCGGTACGGCAATCCAAGCTGGGTGTTGTAAAAAGTCTGCTTCGACTCTGGATCTTTCTCTGATTCGATCCATTTTGACGCCAATTCAGCCATCGTCAAGAACGGACTATAGAGCTTCGAGGCAGTCACGCCTGTATGATGGTTCGAAATTGCACGCCTTCCGCAATGAGAGCAGAGGGCATAACCGACTTTGAAGCGATCATCGAACTCCCAAAGTCGATTGGACCTAGGATCTTGTCCTTCCTCACAACAGATGAATGTGGCAGTCTGCCGCCATGTGATATCTTGAAGTGCATCAAGACGCTGCCGCTCTGTCCAAGCTGCGCCGCAGGCTTCGCAGTAGATAGCGGCAGTTTCCGTGGTGTGACGCGATCCTTTCTTCTCCCAATGAACATGACGAAAGAAGTCTAGATCTTGTGCATGGCCGCAATGCGGACATGGGACGTAAGCCTTGCGTTGATCACTCTCAAGATATGACTTATAGATGCGACTTGTTTCTTCCGAAGTCGGTGAACAGGCTCGAATGTGTAGCCGGTTCGAAAAAGTCGAGCTTCTTTCTTCCGCCAGAAGAACCGGATCACCCTCTTTCGTGGTCGCATACTTATCGATTTCATCTAATAGAGTGATTCTAGATGCACGCATCGCAAGGTTCGTCGGGCTACCAGCGGACACAATTGCAACGTGTCCACCCGGAAACTTCTTATAGCCCAGGGTGTTGTCACCTTTTCTCGTTCTAGTGTCACCGACGCGTTCTTTGAGCACCGGTGTTGATTGAAACATCGGCGCCAGACGTTCTTTGGAAAACGCTTCAACCATGTCGTCTTTCGGCTGAACGACGAGTATGGGGCAAGGGTCGAGGTGAATATGCTTCCCGATCACGTTCTCAATGATGGTTGTCTTCATCAGCTGAGTGGCGACCATGATGGTGAGATACACGACACCCGGCTCGTCAGTCGCCAGCATGGGGCCGCGCGCCACC